AACATTTGAAGACCTTGAATGGTCTGGTGTTTACCAATTCAAACCAACTAGAATTTGGGATGGTGCTGTTAGGTGGAACAAAGGGATGTATGTCGGAAACGATGCACTTCAAGTTGTTTCGTTTCAAATAAAAAAAAGAATACCTATTGGAAAGGGTGGTATGATATTAACAGACAGTGAAGAAGCTTATAAATGGCTTAAATTAGCTTCATACGATGGTAGAGATTTAAATACACCATATACTGATATTAACCATATTAAGACGCTTGGTTATCATATGTATATGACACCAGAAGATGCTGCTAGAGGTATAATTCTAATGGATACTGTTCCAGATACTAATGAAGATACTGGAAATAGTACAACCTATGTAGATGTTCAAAAAATAATGGAAAATATTTACTTAACTAAATAAAATTAGTATTATTAATAAAAAAACAATGGAAAAGAAAAAAATTGCGTTTATCACAGGTATCAACGGCCAAGATGGGAGTTATTTAGCTGAGTATTTATTATCATTAGACTATGAGGTGCACGGTATAATTAGAAGAAACTCAGTGGCTGAGAGTCAACAAAGTAGGTTTTCTGATGAGATTAGAAATAAATTAAATTTACATTATGGTGATTTACTAGACCAAGGTTCATTAGAAAAATTATTAGATGATATTCAACCAGATGAAATATATAATTTAGCAGCTCAAAGTCATGTTAGAGTTAGTTTTGATATACCTCAATTTACGGTACAAACAAATGCCATTGGAGTGTTAAATATATTAGAAGCTTATAGACGTTCATGTCCAACAGCAAGATTTTATCAAGCTAGTTCATCTGAGATGTTTGGTAATTCAGTTGATAGTGATGGTTTCCAAAGAGAAACCACACCAATGACACCAGTAAGCCCATATGGGTGTTCTAAATTATTTGGCTATTCAATAGTTAGAAATTATAGAAAAGCTTATAAACTCCATGCGTGTAATGGTATATTGTTTAATCATGAATCTCCAAGACGTGCCTCAAATTTCGTAACCAATAAGGTAGTTAAAACCGCTGTTGAAATTAAATTAGGTTTAACTGATAAACTTGAATTAGGTAATATGGATTCATATAGGGATTGGGGTCATTCTAAAGATTACGTTAAAGCAATGCATAAAATAATTAATCATGATGTACCAGATGATTTCGTTGTATCAACAATGACAACACATTCTGTTAGAGAAATGGTAGAATATGTTTTTAAAAAATTAGATTTAAATTATAAAGATTACGTTTCTCAAAATAATAAATTTATTAGACCAGAAGAATTGAAATACCTAAAGGGAGATTCAACTAAGATTAGGGAAACATTAGATTGGAAACCAGAATATACTTTTGAGACTCTAATGGATGATATGATTGATGGTTGGTTAACTAATTTGACAAAAAAAAATAATTTGGTTCTAGTTAAATGATAAAATTAATCGTGGGTTGATGATATTTATAATTAAACAAATATGGCTAAAAAACCCCATGGAAACAATAAAAACGAGGAAAAAAGTACAGAAATAGTTAGAAATAAACCAATAATAGATTTAAATATACTGTTACACCCCTACCAAGAATTAAAGTGTAAGAATAAAACACAAAAAGACCTTATTAATCTAATTAACGAAAAGGAAATCGTTATAGCTGCTGGTCCAGCTGGTGTTGGTAAATCCTACATAAGCATCGCTAGAGCCATAGAACTTCTTAAAAACCCCAATAACTCATATAAGAGGATTATAATCTCTAAACCAGCTGTTGAGTCTGAAGAAAAACACGGTTACTTACCAGGTGATATGCGTGAAAAAATGGACCCATTCATAGCCTCTACCTTAGATATTTTTGATAAAATACTAGGTAGAAATAATAGACGTAAAATGGAGGTTTTGGAAATATTAGAAATACAACCACTTGCCTATATCAGAGGTAAATCAATAGATAACGCCATCCTAATTATGGAAGAAGCTCAGAATATGAGTCCTAACCAAATGAAGACATTACTAACCCGTATTGGTGAGAATAGTAAGTTTATTATATCTGGAGATTTAGACCAATCAGATAGGTATAAAAACATATCTCAAAGTGGTTTATATGATGCTGTTAAAAAACATATAAACATCCCAGAAATTGGTATAATAGAGTTTGCTAATGAAGATATTGTTAGGAATCCAGTAATATCAAAAATATTAGCTAATTATAAGAGAGTTGAATATGAAGTGAAAAAACCAATCTCACCTAAAACACAACTTATTAGTGAGGGTCAAAATACTGATAAAACAAAAACTAAAAGATTTTTCGGATTATTTGGTTAAATTACTTTACTTATCATGTATAACCATTAGATTTGGTTATTATGAAAATAGGTATAACAATAAATGATGTTTTAAGAGACTTCTTAGGACAACTAACTTACACTTATGATAAATACATCGGCCCCATTGATATCAAAGAAGGTGATGTAACAAACTTTAACTTAATTGAGTTTTTTAAGTTTGATGATATCGATAAGATGAATAGGTTTCTATATTTAGAAGCACCATTAGAAATATTTGGTCACGCTGACCAAATGTCAGATGGTTTAATGAATCACTTCAACACTTTTATAATGGATATTAAAGATGATGGAGTTCATCAAGTAGAAATAGTTAGTAGAGAAGCGGATAAAGCCATCCCATCAACACTTTTCTTTTTATCTAAAACTGGTTGTAGAATGGATAAAATTAGGTTTGTTAATAGTTATTCTGAGAAATGGGATGGTGTTGATGTTTTAGTTACGACAAACCCTAAAGCTTTAGAAGAAAAACCAAGTGGTAAAATAAGTGTTAAAATTAAAACTTCGTATAATAAAGACGTACCAGCTGATTATGAAATAGATTCACTACTTGATTTTATTAAAAATGATGAGTTAAGGAATAAAATATTATTAACAAAAATAACAACATACGAAGTACTAAAATAATTAATATGATTGAATTTGGTGGTGTGCATTACTATATTGATTTAGAGGCTTTAGATAAAGTAACATCAGTTAATAATATAGATAATGGTGAAGCAATAGTAACTGAACAAAAAATTATAAAAGATAATAATGATAAGGTTATTGGGTTTGAAGAGAAAAAAACTTTTACCCTTAAAGTTAAAGAAATAGAGGTGGTTAAATATGATATCGTTAGAATGATGATAGAAGTATTAATTGATTATAATGAACAATCTGGTGAGGCGTTAGATGATTCATTAGGTATAGATAGAGCGTTACAAAAAACACCGCTATCTTATAAAGTAGCGTTTAATACACTGTATAATTGTGGGGTATTAAAAGAAAAAGAATAACAATAAAACAATTTAAAAACAAATGGAACAACAACAACAACAAAAAACAATTGAAGAACAATTAACACAAATTAAAACAGTTCTTAATGGGTTAGAAAATAAAGAATCTAAATTATATTTTTTCACCCTAGATACTAAAGGTAATCCAACTGCTGGTATTGCCAATATTTATGAACACGTTAAATTACTCAACGAATTAGGTTATAAGGCTAGTATTCTTCATGAGAAAAATGATTATAAACTTAAAGGTGATGAAAATGGTCAAGGTATTTCTGATTGGTTAGGTGATGAATATTCAAACCTACCCCACATATCAATAGAGAGTCAACAATTGAATGTTACTGCTGGTGATTTTATCATCATACCAGAAATATTTGCTAATATTATGGACCAAGTTAAAGCGTTCCCTTGTAAGAAAATCGTGTTCTCTCAAAGTTATGATTATCTTTTGGAACTATTACCTATTGGTAAAAGATGGAATGTGGATTACGGGTTCAATGATGTAATCACAACTAGTGTTAAACAAGCACAATATTTGAGTACTCTCTTCCCATCATTAAATACACATATTGTTCCAGTATCAATTCCAACATATTTTAAAAATAGTGATAAACCTAAAATTCCAGTTATTGCAATACATACTAGAAATCAAGGTGATGCTTCAAAGATTGCTAAAGCTTTTTACTTACAATACCCAGTATACAAATGGTTAACATTTAAAGAGCTTAGAGGTTTATCAAGAAAGGAATTTGCCACTGAATTAGGTAAATCTTGTTTAGCTATTTGGATTGATGATGGTGCTGGTTTTGGTACCTTCCCATTAGAAGCTATTGAATGTGAAACACCAATGATTGGTAAAATCCCAAATCTTGTTCCAGAATGGATGGAAACAAAAGATGAAGCTGGGAATACTACAATCAAAAATAATGGTGTTTGGACAAATACAACAATTAACATCCCAGAACTAATTGCTACCTATATGAAAGTATGGTTAGAAGATACCGTTCCAAGTGATTTAACAAATGGTATTAAAGAAAGTATGGGTCAATATACACCAGAAAAACAAAAAGTAGAATTATTAAAGGTTTATTCTGGTTTGATTGAAAATAGAAAGATTGAACTTAAAAATATAATAGCGAATTTGGAAAAAGAATTAGCTAAAAAAACAAACACAACAAATGTATAATATGGAAAAAACAAATATCGCAATTATTCTTCCAGTTCATGAATTGAACGAAGACACAAAAAAATTATTCTCTAACGCTGTTCAAAGTTCTAAAGAACAAATTGTAAGAGCAGATGAATTAATCATTGTAGCACCTAAGGGTAGTGAAGTTATAACATATCTGAAATCTTTTGATTTTGGTGATTATAAGGATTCAGTTGTTATTGCTGAAAATGATGGTGAAACAGATTTTGCTTCACAAGTTAACTACGGTGTTAGTGTATCTAAATCAGAATGGTTTAGCATTCTAGAATTAGACGATGAGTATGCTAAGATTTGGTTTAAAAATGTTGTTACATATAGAAACGCACACCCTAATGTTGATATTTTTATGCCAATTATCGTTGATGTTAATTCAGATAATCAATTTATTGGTTTCACAAATGAAGCAGTATGGGCTAATAGTTTCTCTGATGAATTAGGAGTATTGGATAACAACGCTTTATTAGCTTATCAGAATTTTAATATCGATGGGATGGTTATTAAGAAATCAGTATATGAAGAATTTGGTGGTTTTAAACCAAGTATTAAACTAACATTCATTTATGAGTTTTTATTACGTATGACCTTTAAAGATGTTAAAGTTATGGTTATCCCAAGATTTGGTTATAAACATATCAATCAAAGAGTAAACTCACTATTCTCAAAATATAAAGAAACCATGGACCCGATAGAAGCTAGATGGTGGTTAGCTACAGCTAAAAAAGAATACTATTTTCCAAAAGATAGTATTCTTTTTTAGCTGTAGCTAACCACCATCTAGCTTCTATCGGGTCCATGGTGGTTAGCTA